GTCACGCTTTTTTGTGGGTCCGAATCTCCCGGCCGCCAGAGCAGGCTGTGAGCCGCGCTGAGGAGCTGCGTGCCGACTTCGATGTCCTGGGCCAACTCCTAGCCGAAGCGGACGGATCGGGCGCTGCAGCCATCGCACGTGAGAGGCGGCTGATCTCCGCCGAGCTTGAGCGCCTGGAGGACCCAGGGGAGGTTCCGTTCGTTGATGAACTGGGAGCCCGCCGCCGAAGCACCTCCGAAAATCCTCGTCCTGCCGGCCGCCGCCGCCAGCCTGGATGAGGCTCACGCCGCCATCGAGCAGTGGGAGTTCTACTCCCGCAAGGAGCTAGACCCGCCGCAGCGACTGGCTGTCGAAGTGATGATGGCCGAATCTGCCGATGGCCGATGGGCCGCCAGAACCACTGGCCGCGAGATGCCTCGCCAGAACGGCAAGGGCGACGAGGTCGAGGTCGTCGAGTTCTGGGGCCTAACCCAGCGAGGCGAGGCGATCCTCCACACGGCGCACGAGCTCAACACCGTGTCGTCGGCGCACCAACGCATGGTGGCGCTTCTGACGCACAAGGACTTCCGCGGCAAGCGCCAGCCGAAGATCCTCAACGGTCTCGGACAACAACTCATCGCTATGGGCGATGCTGTCATCCAGTACCGGACCCGCACAGCTGGCGGCGGCCGAGGCCTTGACGACATCAGTCGCCTGATAGTCGACGAGGCACAACACGCTCGACCCGAGCAGCTCGCATCGGCCACCCCAATCCTTCTGGCGAACCCGAACCCACAGATGAACTTCGCCGGCACGGGCGCCATCGCCAACGTGTCCGACTGGTGGTGGAGCCTTCGCATCCGAGCGATCGGCACCGAGCCTGGGGCGTTCGGCTACGTCGGCCACACCGCCGAGGTCGTCTACCTCGACCCTGAAGGCGAAGTCATTCAGGAGCCGGTCGACCCCTCGGACCGCACCCTGTGGACGCCGCCAAATCCGGCACTGACATTCGGCCGCGCTGAGATGGCGTTCCTCGAGGAGCAGTTCCGCATCCTCGGCCCAGCACTCTTCGCACGGGAGCACATGGGCGTCTGGGACGCCCCGCCGTCGGCATCGTCATCGAATGGCCTGGATCTCGAAGCATGGAACGCCCTAGCTGATCCCGGCGCCACTCGTGGCCGCTCCGTGGTCTTCGGCGTCGACGTCACCGTCGACCGCCTCGCTCACATTGCCGTCGCATGGCACCGCCCCGACGGTCGGGTTCAGGTGATGCTCACCGACACCGGCGTATCACCCCTGCACACGGCTACACGTCTACAAGAGGTCGAGGGTCGGTGGAAGGGCCCCGTCATGCTCGGCGGCCCGTCAGCGGCGCTTGAGGGCGACGTGAGGAACGCCACCATCGTATCGAACCCCGAATTCGCCGCCGCCTTCGGTCGACTCAACGACCTGATCGCCGACGACATGCTCCGTCACGGCAATCAGCCCGAGCTGAACCGGGCCGTGGACCTGGCCCGCCTGCAGACCTACGGCCAAGCGGGGGAGCGCACATTGCGCCTCCGAGACGCCACTGAGGTCGGCCCACTCGCCGCCGTCGTTCGCGCGATCCACGGCCTACAGACGGCACCGCCGCCGCCACCACAACCCGTCTCCGCCGGCACCGCCAGCCCAGCCACCACGTACGGCGACACCGCCGATCTAGCCACGATCTCGTTCTGAGGAGGTAGGCACAGTGTCCGACGTTGCGCCTCCCGCGCCTCCGATCTCCGAGCGTGGCTACGTCACGCAAACCACGAACTGGTGGTCGTCGGACGAGTTCGAGCAGACGCCCGAGCTTCGTTGGCCGCTCTCGATCGACGTCTTCGACAAGATGCGCCGCACCGACGCACAGGTCGCATCAGTCCTCCGTGCCGTGACCTTGCCGGTACGCCGCACCACGTGGCGTATCGACCCGAATGGCGCACGTGACGAGGTCGTTCAACAGATCGCGCTGGACCTCGGTCTACCGATCGTCGGCGGCGAGGTCCCCGCCACCCGCACCCGCGACCGCTTCTCGTGGCCGAACCATCTGCGCCTCGCTCTCCTGATGCTCCCGTTCGGGCACATGTTCTTCGAGCAGAACGTCCGCATCGACGACGCCGGCAAGGCCCGCCTCCGCAAGCTCGGCCCACGAATGCCCCGAACCCTGACCGCGGTCAATGTGGCCGACGACGGCGGGCTCGTGTCGATCGAACAAGCCGCAGGAGCGTCGAAGGTCGAGATCCCGGTCAACCGTCTCGTGGCCTACGTCCACGACCAGGAGGGCGGCAACTGGCTCGGGTCGAGCCTGCTGCGCCCGGCCTACAAGCACTGGATCATCAAGGACCGGCTGCTGCGAGTGCAGGCCCAGACGATCGACCGCAACGGCATGGGCATCCCGCTCTACCAGGGCGCCCCGAACGAGGAGTCACTGGCGGACGGCGCTGCACTCGCTCAGGCGTGGCGCTCCGGTGACAACTCTGGCGCCGCCGTCCCGAACGGTTCTGACCTGGTCCTGCGTGGCGTCGAGGGCACGTTGCCCGATGCCGACCCTGCCATCCGCTACCACGACGAGCAGATCGCCCGCGCAGTGCTCGCTCACTTCCTGAACCTCGGCACCGAGACTGGCTCGTGGGCGCTCGGCTCCACGTTCGCCGACTTCTTCACCCTGTCGCTGCAGGCCTTGGCCGAGCAGATCGCGGACGTGTCCACGCAGCACATCGTCGAAGACCTCGTCGACTGGAACTGGGGCGTCGATGAGTCGGCGCCGCGGATCGTGTTCGACGAGATCGGCAGCCAGATGCCCGCCAACGCGCAGGCCATCAAGATGCTGGTCGACGCCGGTGTGATCTTCCCCGATCGGGTCCTCGAAGAGGCGATGCGCCAACTCCACGGCCTTCCGCCCAAGGACCTACCCCCACCCGCCGCACCATGAACGGAGCGCCGCCCGTGACCGACTTCCGCCAGCGCGTCCAGGCGCTCATGCGTCCCGACCGCCAGCCGATCAAGGCCGAGATCCCCGGCGTCAAGGGTGACCGCTCGACGGCGATCATTCGCCTGTACGACTCGATCGACTCGTACGGTGAGTTCTGGGGCGTGTCGGCAAACGAGTTCGCCACCGTGCTCGACAGCCTGCCCGAGTCAATCCTCGAGATTCGGCTACTCATCAACTCGCCCGGCGGCGAGGTGTTCGAGGGCATCGCCATCCTCAACCAACTGCGGAACCACCCGGCCCGCACCGTCGCCGTCGTAGAGGGCATTGCCGCATCGGCCGCCTCGTTCATCGCTGCGGGCTGCGACGAGCTCATCATGTCCAAGAACGCCGAACTCATGGTCCACGACGCCTGGGGCCTGTGCGTCGGCAACGCAGACGACATGACGCAGATGGCCGAGAACCTCGGCCGGATCAGCGACAACATCGCCAGCATCTACGCCGACAAGGCTGGCGGGACCACCGAGGACTGGCGTGCCGTCATGGCCGCCGAGTCGTGGTTCTCCGCCGACGAGGCCGTCTCGTCGGGTCTGGCCGACAGCCTCATTGACAGCGCACCGGAAGACGACGCCAAGCCGGCGAACCGCTTCGACCTGTCCATCTTCAACTTCGCCGGGCGCGCCCAAGCGCCCGAGCCCAAGATCCCCGCCGACCATCAGGACGTCGGGTCCCGCAACACCCCCCCACCACAAGGAGGCTCTGCCGTGGCGTTCAGCGACGAGCAGCTCACCGACCTGCGGCAGAAGCTCGATGTCACCGAAGACGCCGACGAGGCCACCATCCTCGCGGCTCTCGACGGTCTCATCGAGCAGATCACTGCACCGTCGACCGAAGATGACGACGCCCCGGCTCTGCCCGACGGCGTTGTCGCAATCAGCGAAGGCCAGCTCGAAGAGCTGCGCGCTGATGCCCAGGCCGGCCGCGAGGCCCGTGCTGAGCAGATCCGCAGCGAGCGTACCGCTCTCGTGGTCGCCGCCATCTCCGATGGTCGGATCGCACCCGCCGAGCGTGACGCGTGGCTGGCCAAGCTCGATGCCGGTACCGGCGCCGAGCAGGTCCTCGCTTCGCTGAAGCCCGGGATCATCCCCGTCGGCGAGCCGGTCGGAGCCGCTGGCGCCGCCGACCTCGACACCGAGTTCAACGAATACAACGCCATCTACGGCAAGGAGGCCACGGTCTGATGTCGGACTACCTGCCCCGTTTCAAGCCCGGTCAAGCCATCACATCGACGTCCTCCGCTGCCATCACTGGCGGTCGACTCGTGGCGGTTTCCGGGTCCGGCACCACTGCCACCGCGGCCGCCGACTCCACGACTGTCGTGGGAGTCGCCGGCCAGGACGTCGCCGCTTCCGGCGAGAAGTTCCTGATGTTCCCGATCAAGAGCGGCGTCGTGCACAAGCTCGTCGCTTCCGGCGCCATCACCGCCGGAGCCACGGTCGTGGCCGACACCGGCGGAAAGGTCAAGGCCGTCACGGTCGGGACCGCCGCCGCCGCTGGCACTGACCTCGGGAAGGCCCTGACCACCACCACCACGGACGGCGACATCGTCGACGTCCTGCCCTAGAGGAGCCGCACCACCATGGCAATCACCTATCCCCCCGCGGCACCGTCCCTCTCGGGCGACGCCCTCACCATCCAGCGGTTCCTCCAGAGCCCCACGCAGGTGTCTCGACGCCTGCGTACGCTCGCCGAGCAGCGCTACATCGCCGACTCGCTCCTGACTGGCCGATTCTCGGCTACCGGTGGAGCAATCCTGTACGAGACCGGCGAGTCCATCTTCAGCGGCGAGGACCCCCTTGCCATTGATCCCGGCGCCGAGTACCCGCTCGTCACCGTGGGCACCGGCTCGGCGTCCCTCGCCCATGTCGTCAAGTGGGGCCAGGACACCCTGGTCACTGACGAGTCCATCAAGCGACGCCAGATGGACCCGGTTGAACGCGCCTTCGTGAAGCTGGTCAACCAGAACGTGAAGACGGTCGACACGGCTGCGATCGCTGCGATTGCTTCGGCGGTCACCCAGAGCACCGGCGCCGCCGCTGCTTGGTCCACTGCTGGCACGACCGCCGCGCAGGTCCTCAACGACGTCCTGCAGGCCGCAGCGTCCATCCGGGCGCTGAACATGGGCTACGACCCCGACACGGTCGTCGTCAACGACGCGGACCATGCCAGCGTCCTGGCCAAGTTCGTGGCGGCCGGCTACTTCGCCCGCGAGTCCTCGGGCGACAACCCGGCCCTTACTGGCGACTTCCCGGTCATCGCCGGGATGCGTTGGCTCTCGACCCCGAACATCGTCGCCGCTGACACGGCGCTGGTGCTCGACTCGACCCAGCTCGGCGGCATGGCCGACGAGGATCTCGGCGGTCCCGGATACACCGGTCAGGGCCCCGCTGGCGTCGAGGGCAAGGCGATCCGCGACGACGACAACGACCAGTGGCGCCTCCGGGTCCGTCGGGTCACCGTCCCCGTCGTCATCGAGCCGGGTGCCGGCTGGAAGATCACGGGGGTCTGATCATGGGCCACCGTGTCATCGCCCCACTCGTGCAAGCGCGTCTCTCCGACGGCGGGTATGTCCACGTCTACGCCGGGGGCTCCATGCCGGCCGACGCGGACCCCGACCAGCTCGACCAGCTGGTCGGGTCCGGCATGGTCGTCGAGGTTGAAGATGCTGAGGAGCCCGCGCCTGAGCCTGAGCCCGCGCCGTCGCGCAAGACGTCGGCCAAGTAGCTGACAGGAGGTCGGGCTCGTGACCATCACCCTCGCCGATGCACTCGAGAAGCTGAACATCCCCAACGATTCCTCGGAGGTTTACGAGGTCTCTGACTACATGGATGCGGCCAACGAGTGGATCGCCGAGAAGGTGACGGACACGAGCCCGGCCCCGGTCAAGCTGGCGACACTGTTCCTGCTCGACCACCTGTGGTCACTGCAGCGGGGGCCGGCAGTCGCCAACCCGATCGACGACTATGGCGTCGGCTTCATCGGCTCGCCTGGGTTCGCCATCCCGAATCGGGTGCTCGAACTCATAGCGCCGTACATCACGAAGACGGGACCGCTGTACTCGTTCCCTGACGCCGTCGCCTTCCCTGATCCTGTCGAGTGGCCCACGTGAGCACGACCCTGTTCTGGGCTGTGCGCTCATACCTAGTCACGCTTGCTGACTCGTCGTCGGCCCGTGGTGTCGTCACGTTCGACGGCCCGTTGATCAGAGGCTCCGTGCCGCACTCCTACATCATCATCGGCAGCGATGGCGGCGAGGACGGCGTCGGCTCTGGCGGGCTACAGGATGGCGGCATTGCCAACCAGGTGGACCACCCGATCGGCAACGGCGCCCGCGACGAAACGGGCGAGGTCATCTGCTCGTTCTGGTCCCGCTCTGGCGGCACCGATCTAGCTGTCCCCCGGGCGGCAGTGGCGTCGATGACGTCGGACTTCGTGGCCGCGCTCAACGCCGACCGGACGCTCGGCGGTCTGCTGTCGACGCCTGGGTGGTACGCCGCCCTCTCTTCTCTGCGTCCCCGTGAAGCCCAGACGGACCGGGGCGCCCTCGCTGGCGAAGTCCTCACCGTCTCTTACCGAGCCCTGCTCATCTAAGGAAGGTCGACACCCGATGTCCGACGTCGAGAACTTCCGCGACGCCCAGGCCGCCGAATACGGCGAGTACGTGGCCGTGGAACCCATCAACATCAACGGGGTGCGGGCGTTCAACGTCGGCGACCCCGTGCCCAAGTCGCACGTGACTGGCGCCGTTGTGGCGAAGAGCCAGATCAAGAGCGTGGACGCCAAGGCCTCCAAGGCCCCTGCAACTGGAGAGGACGCCTGACATGGCGAACACCACCGCAACCCCGAACCTCCTGACCGACCCCGGTTTTCTCTTTTGGGCACCCCTGTCGTCGACTGAGCCCACGAACACCGTGACCGGCTCCGTCTTCACCGACGCCTGGCCGGTCGCCTGGATCAACCTCGGCGCCACCGCCGACGGCTCTCAGTTCTCCTACGAGACGAGCGTCGACAAGGTCACCGTCGCGGAGCTCCTCGACCCGGTGAAGTACAAGTCGACCGCCCGCGCCGGCAACATCTCGTTCGCCCTCGCCGACGTGACCCTCGCCAACCTCAAGCGGGTCCTCAACGGCGGCACCCTGTCGGTCGTGTCCGGCACCGGCGCCACCACCCTGTCGAGCTACACCCCGCCAGCCCCGGGCGAAGAGGTGCGCTGCATGATCGGCTGGGAGTCCCTCGATGCGACCATGCGTCTCATCGCCTACCAGTGCCTCCAGGGTGGCGACATCTCGATGAAGTTCTCGGCGCTCTCGTCGACCGACTTCACGTCCATGAGCGCCACGTTCAACTTCGAGATCCCCTCGGGCGGCAACCCGTTCAAGGTCTACACCGCCGGCACGGCTCGCGGCTGATGACACAGCACCTAGGGGACTTCGGAACCGCCCACGAATCAGTCGATCTCACCTTCGGCTGGTTCGGGGAGGTCATCCGCATCCATCCGGACCTCACCGACCTGGCCGTCATGGACCTCGTGTCTGCGATGTCGGGCATGGGTGAGATGGCGGCCGACGACGAGAACGCAGCCAAGGCTGGGCAGTTGGTCGCGCAGACCGTCAAGGACATGGGCACCGTGCTCGTCCACCCCGATGACGTCGCCGAGTTCTGGCGCCTCGCCAAGGCCAACCGTCAAGGCATCGAGGACATCGCCAACCTTGCCGCGAGTCTGATGTCGGGAGTGGCTGACCGCCCTACCCTGCTGCCCTCCGGCTCATCGGATGGGCAGCAGCCAACCGATACGAGCTCAACGGCGTCCTCATCCTCGCCGGCCATGGAGCTACTGAACGGTCGCCCAGACCTGCAGGTGGCCGTCCTGCGGGCCGAGGAACGCCGGGTGGGCTGAGCCTGCCCGACATCTGCGACGCGGCCTACGCCCTCTGGCTGAGCCAACTCGAAGAGCAGGTGCGATCAGAGCGCCAGGTCGCCGCCGTGTTGATCGCGGCGGGCGCCAAGGACATCGAGCTTCCCGACCCGGCTGCGGCCAGGCAGAAGCTCGACGCCGAACTGAACGAGATCCGACAGCCCATCTCGCCGTCCCGGCGGGTGTTGCTCGAAGCCTTGGGGGTGACACGTGGTCGCTGACATCACCATCACCGGCGTCGACAACTTGCAGCGCCTCGCCCGCGATCTCAAGGAGATCGGTGACAAGGAGCTGCGCAAGGAGCTGTACAAGGGGATCAACCGGTCTACGAAGCCGATGAAGGCCAAGGTCAAGAACGCGGCACTGGCCGACATGCCGAAGGCTGGCGGGCTGAACAAGTTCGTAGCATCGGCGCGCCTTTCGACGACCACTCGCGGCGGCGGCCGAAATCCTGGCGTGACCATCAAGGGCAGGAAGTCGGGCCACGACCTGCGTGCCATCGACCGCGGGAAGCTTCGTCACCCGGTCTTTGGAGACCGCGAGGTCTGGGTGAATCAGAAGGTGAAGCCCGGCTTCTTCACGAAGACCCTCGCAGCCGAGGCGCCGACCGTCCGCAAGGAACTGATCGGCGTCATCGACGACATCCGCAAGCAGATGGGCCGCAGGCGTGTCTGAGAAGCCGATCACTTTCGACATCTTCGCCCGTGACCGCGCATCGGACACCTTCGGCAAGGTCGGCAAGTCGGCCGGCTCGATGGGCGACAAGTTCGCCAAGGTCGCCAAGCTCGCCGCCGTCGGCGTCGCTGCGATCGGTACTGCCGCGCTCGGCGTAACGGTCGGCTTGGCGAAGCTGGGCGAGTCGTTCGACACCGAGTTCGACAAGATCCGCACCGGCACTGGCGCTACCGGCGGCGCCCTCAAGGGTCTCGAGGGCTCGTTCAAGAACGTGCTCTCGTCGGTGCCCGCGTCCTTCGCTGACGCCGGCACGGCGATCGCCGACATCAACACGCGCCTTGGCCTGACCGGCAAGCCGCTCGAGGATCTGTCGGGCCAGTTCATCAACCTGTCGCGCATCACGAAGACGGACTTGTCCACGAACGTCGACAACATCACCCGCGCCTTCGGCGACTGGGGCGTCTCCGCCGCAGACATGGCGCCGGCCATGGACAAGATTTACCGGGCATCACAGTCGTCGGGCATCGGCATCGACGACCTGTCGAAGTCGGTCGTCCAGTTCGGCGCTCCACTCCGGAACCTCGGGTTCGACATGGACTCGTCGCTTGCGCTGCTCGCTCAGTTCAATAAGACCGGCGTCAACACCGAGACGGTGTTCGCTGGCCTGAAGGCTGGCGTCGGCAAGCTCGCCAAGGCGGGCGAAGCAGTCCCTGAGACGTTCAAGCGTGTCACGGACGAGATCACGAAGCTCGGCCCCGGCTCCGAGGCGACGGCCAAGGCGATCGAACTCTTCGGCCAGCGCGCCGGACCCGACCTGGCCGACGCCATTGCCGGCGGCAAGTTCGAGCTCGGCGGGATGCTCGATGCGATCACGAACGGCACCGACACGATCAACGGCGCAGCCAAGGACACCGAGTCGTTCAAGGAGAAGTGGCTGCTGCTGAAGAACCGCGTGTTCGTCGGTCTGCAGCCGGTCGCTACGAAGCTTTTCGATCTGCTCGGCACGGGCATGGACAAGCTGGGCGAGCTCGCCCAGGACGTGTTTCCGATGATCAAGCAGCTCGCCACGATCCTGTTCAAGGGTGACTTCAAGGGCGGCCCGTTCAGCGAAGACTCGAAGATCGTCGACGTCTTCTTCGACATCCGTGAGGCGGCCGCCAGGTTCGGCAAGTACGTCGTCGGGACACTCGTGCCGACATTGGTCCGCTTCGGTCAGACCGTGTACGAGAAGGTCGTCCTGCCACTCGTCGACTTTGGTCGCTGGGTCGTGGCGCACAAGCCGATCCTGATCGGGCTCGCCACCGCCATCGGCGTAGGCCTTACGGTCGCTATGCTCACCTACGCCGCAGCCGCCACCGAGGCCGCCTACGCGACGCTGCTGGCTCTGGCCCCGTACGTCGCAATCGGTGCGGCCATCGCCGCCGTGACCGCCGGTGTCGTCTACGCCTATCAGAACTGGGGATGGTTCCACGACGCAGTGGATGCCGTCGTCCGGTTCTTCAAGGAGAAGCTGCTGCCGGCCATCGGCTCAGTGGTGTCGTTCATCATCGACACGTTCATCCCGGCCGTTGTCGGCATCTCCAATTCGTTCGCCGATGCCGGCGCCTGGGTCGGTCGCAAGGTCGGCGAGATCGTCGGGTTCATCACGAGCATCCCTGGCAAGATCGCGCGGACCGTGTCCGGCATGTGGGACGGCATCACCAACGGGATCAAGTCGGCCGTCTCGTTCGTGGGCGACCGCATCGGCGATCTTCTTGGCGCCGTGGGCCGCCTCCCCGGTCAGATCTCGTCGGCCGCCTCCGGCATGTGGGACGGCTTCAAGAACGCGTTCAAGAACTCGCTGAACTGGATCATCGACAAGTGGAACGGGCTGTCGTTCACCATCCCTGGCTTCAGTGTCCCTGGGCTCGGCAAGGTCGGCGGCAGCACCATCAGTGTGCCGAAGATCCCGCGCTTCCATGACGGCGGCATCTTCCAGGGCATCGGCGGCCGACCCGAGGGTCTGGCCCTGCTCAAGTCCGGTGAGCGCGTCCTGTCGCCACAGCAGACTCAGGACTACGACAGCGGCAAGGGTCGCGGACTGAACGTCGCCGGTGACCTCGTCCTCGGCAGCCGTGACGACATTCCTGCCCTCGACTTCTGGGCCCGCACGAAGCTGGCGGGCGTCTGATGGCCGGCGAGCTCATCTCGGCCGCCGGACAGATCGAATGGAACGGGCTGCTCTTCGGCGGCCCGACCGCCGACTACCACTTCGGCGGCGACGTCGAGGGCCTGGCCGACATCCCTGATGTCGAGCGTGGCGACCAGCCGAGGGCGCGGGCGCACGGGCTCGTCCGTGGCCCGATCGTCTCGCGTGAGCGGTACATCACCGTGCAATTGCGGTTCATCGGCGTCGCCTACCTGGCCGAGAAGATCGCCGCGCTGAACGCTGCCACGACACTGGCCAACTCCGAATCGCCACTCGTGTGGGACTTCGGCGATGGGGCGCGTCGGTCGAACGTCCGCATCATTCGCCGGTCGATCCCGACGGTGCCGATGGACATGATCCAGGGTGTCGCCGACGCCACGCTGCAGTTCGTCGCCACGGACCCGCGCATCTATGGCAACACCGAGCAATCAGGGTCGACGTCGCCCGGGTCCGTCACTGGTGGCCTCAGCTTCCCGCACGGCTTCCCGCACGGCTTCGGCACCGCCACGGCAGGCACCATTCAAGTCGACAACAACGGCACCATCCCGGCACCGTGGACGGCTACCCTGACCGGCCCCCTCGTGTCACCGCGAGTCACGACGCTGGACGGCGAGGGCAACCTCCACTTCAACGGATTCACGCTGGCTGACGGTGAGACGCTGGAGATCGGCAGCCTCAACCGCACGGTGCTTCTGGGCGGCACAGCGTCCCGCTACAACGCACTGACGACCCGCACGTGGTTCGACCTTCCCGTCGGCCCGTCCTCGGTCCAACTGTCCGCAGCTTCCGGCACCGGCTCGCTAGAGCTTCGCTGGCGCGACACCTACCTCTAGGGGATCACATGGCTTTCCTCGCTCCGCCGGCATGGCTCGAGAACTCGGCAGCGCACAACGCTCAGGATTACCGCGTCGTACTGTCGTCGCTGGCCCGGTCTGGTGTGGCGACGGCAGGCGCCTTGGCTGTGTCGCAGAAGTCGGGCACGCCGAACATGAGCGTCGACGTTGCCGCCGGTGGCGTGTTCGTGAAGTCGACACGCTCGGCAGCGCAGGGCACCTACCACGCCTACAGCGACGCCGTCATCAACGCGACCCTCTCAGCGTCGGACGCCACGAACCCTCGCATCGACCGCATCCTCGTGCAGATCCGTGACGAGGCGCAGGACGCGGCACTGACCCAGAACGATGCTCGCATTCTCGTGGTCGAAGGCACGCCTGCAGCGTCACCGTCGGCACCGTCGATCACGGTCGACGACTACCTCGAACTAGCGCAGGTGACCGTCCCAGCGTCGGCCACGTCGATCGTGGACGCCAACATCTCTGACGTGCGGGTGAGGTCGACCCCGACGAACGATGCAGCGCCCGTCGTGTCGTCGGTCTCTGCTGTCGGCGACGCCAACGCAGCGTCGTATGCCGACTGGCCGTCGAATACAGCCTCGATCGCCGTTCCGTCATGGGCGACCCGCGCCATCGTGACCGCCGCCATCGGCCACATCATCGTGACCGCAAGCATGGATGGCGATGTCCGCGTCGTGCTCGGGGCGAGCAACGGCGGGGACTGGCCGCTCGGTGGCGCCAACGGATACGAGGGCACGTCGACGATCGTCGAAGAGTTCGACTGCACATCAGTCGCAGGTACGACGGTCACCGCCAAGACCCAGGCCAAGAGGGTCAGCGGCACGGGAGCGGCGCGCCATCAGCGCCGCACCATCCGCGTCGACTTCTACGCCTGACTAGTGGCCGCCTGGCGCTTCTACTCAGTCGCACTTGCCGGACCAACCGCCGGGGAGGTGCGCGACGAGATCCCGCTCGGCGAGGTCACCGTCACGGACCGCCTCAAGGGCGTGGGCTCCTTGGCCGCCACCATCCCGCTACGCCACGCCAAGGCCAACCGCACGAACCTGGAGACCGAGAACACGCTCATCGTTGCTGAGCGTGACGGCGTGCTGCAGTTCGCCGGCCCGCTGCTCGACCTGAACCGAGGGCTCGGCGACGAGGTGGTGGGCCTCGGCTGTGACGGCATGTGGAACCTCGTCCGCCGCCGGGTGATCCGATCATCGGCTGGGATGACGTACGGCACCACGGCCGCCGGTGAGGTTCGGTTCTCCGCGGTCGATCAGTTCCGTATCGTGGCCGATCTCGTGGCGCACATGGAGTCGATATCGGGCGGCAGCCTCGGTATCACCGCCAGCTACACGGCGCTCTCCGGTGTCACCCGTGATCGCACCTACGAAGCCGACAAGGGCAAGACGATCGGCGAGGCCATCGAACAACTTGCCGACGTCGAGAACGGATTCGACTGGCAGCTCGAACCGGTCGGGACCGTCGACTCGCTGTCGTTCGTGCTGCGCCTGTCCTATCCGTTCCGTGGTCGCAACACCGGGTATCGGTTCGAGCTCACCGCACCCGACGTTGACCCTGCACTGCCCGACTTCCTGCTCGACGAGGGCGGCGAACGCGTCCTCGACGAGAACGGGGAATCCATCATCGTCGGCCGGCTCGGCTCAGTGCGCTCGACTGGCTCGGGCAACATCCTGGCCGTCGGCTCTGCGGAGTCATCTCGCGGGCGACTCTCTCGGGTCACTGCCGTTGGACCGGGTGAGGGCCCCGCCCAGCTCGTGCGCCACGCCGCCGACCCCAACCTTCTCGGCGTATTGCCGCTCACCGAGGGGTCGGTCGCATACCTCGACGTCACGAACACCAACACGCTCCTGGCCCACGCTCGGCGGTCCCAGTCGGTCGACGCTCGCGCTTCCCGGCTTCCGGTGCTCCGAGTCGATCCGAACGCCAAGCCCACGTACGGCTCGTACATCACTGGCGACATCGTTCACGTGACCATCGACGACGGCTGGGATCAGTTCGATGGTCCCGCCCGCATCGTCGGTCGCACCATCACGGTCGATCGCGTCGGTCGTGAAACCGTCGATCTCGAAGTCGCTGAGCTGGGGAGGTTCTGACGCATGGAGATCACGCCGGCCGGTGACGCTGCGCAGTTCGCCAAGGAGATGGCCGACATCAAGCGGCGCCTCGCCGCCCTAGAGACGTCGCGCAAGTCGCGAACTACCACGGTCACCGACGGCGCCATCCTCATCGTCGACGACGACGGCAACACCATCGGCTCGATCGGTCGTGATCCGACAGCACCGGAGCGCACCAGGTTCTCCGTCTTCAACGCCACCACTGGCGAGAACATCGCATCTCTCGGTCAGATCCAACTGACGAACATCAACCCGGTGGGCACAGAGCTCGACGAGGGGATGATCGTTCAGGACGAGTACGGCGTCGACATCATGCTCATCACCCGTACCCGCGGGATGCTGGCCCCGGCAGTGCAGTTCCCTTGGCTGACCCCGTCGGCGTACACGGCGGTGACGTCGGCCACGTGGGTCGATGTCTGGGAGACGCAGGTGTCGTGGTCGCCATCGACTGCGGTGCAGAGCTTCGTCGATGTCGGTTGCGACGCGGCCACGACCGGCGACGTGCGCCTGTCGATCCCCGGGGTCGCCGACACAGCCACGGTGGGGTGTGCTGCCGGCGCGTTCACGAGCCCTGACTTCAAGTGGGACACGGCGGGGCTCGGTCTCGCCGTCGGCGCCAGCTTCACCGTTCGTGTTCAGGCTCGGCGTACGTCGGGCGTCGGGAACGTGAACGTGTACCGCCCGAACCCGATGCGCTCGTGGGACACGAAGTCCTACGGCGCCGACACCGACGGCATCTATCCATGATCGGAGTCTCGTGACCGTCACCCGCTACCCCCGAGCCGAGTGGCGCCCGCTCCCCGAGCACGACAAGCAGCCGCACATCGTGCCCACGCAGGCCATCGTGCACAGCATCGTCGGCAGCGCCAAGTCGGCATGGAACTACTTCAACACCGGCACCAACCTCGAGTCGCATCTGATCCTGCCGAAGCAGGGTGTGCCGTGGCAGTGCATGGACCTCGACCGCCAGGGCGATGCGAACTACCACGCCAACCGCCGGCCGGACGGCACCGGTGCGCACAGCATGGAGACCGAGGACAACGGTCACCCGGACGACGATCCGTGGACCGACTCGCAGCTCGCCGAGATCATCGCTTGGTTCAACTGGGAGTGCGACACGTTCGGCATTCCTCGCCGGGTCTGTCGCACGCCTGACGATCCAGGCATCGGGTTCCACTCCCTGTTCGGCGCCCCGTCGGAGTGGACGCCGTCACGTGGCAAGACGTGCCCGGGCCGTATCCGCATCCAGCAGTTCCACGACATCATCGTGCCCGCAGTGCTGGCACCTCAGGAGGACGACGACATGGGTCCAGCCGCATTCGTAGTGGTCACGTACTACGCCATTCTCGGCCGCCGGCCCGAGTCGCTGCAGACGATTGCCAAGTGGGTCGAGATGATCCAGAAGGCCAACGACGGCGGCAACTCGTTCATCTCTGCCGTGGCGAACAGTGACGAGGCGAAGGCCCGTGAGGCTGCGCTCAGGGAGCATGCCAAGGCTGACGCCCCGCCGGTCGATCGGGTCCGCAGCGACGAAGAGATCCTGGCCGTCGTCAGGAAAGCACTGGGCTGATGCGTGTCGTGGTCGTCGAGGACGATCGTGACCAGCGCATGATCCTCGGCGCCCTGTTGACCGGCATCGACGTCGACATGTTCCCGCTGCCGAGTGCCGTCCCTGATGATGTGCTGGCCGCTGCCGATGTGGTCGTCACCGATTGGCTGATGGCCGGGGAGTGTGGCGCCGACCTGGTGGCCCGAGCCGCCGACCTGTGCCCTGACGCCCGGGTGTACATCCTGTCCGGCATGGCGGCCGAGATCCTGCGTGACGGCCAGGCCGGTGGGGCGACGGTGCTGTCCAAGCCGATGCCACCGACGGAGCTGGTGGAGACGATCCGAGGTGGATGACGCGGTGGAGGATCGGATCACTCGGCACATCGACACTCGGTTCTCGGCGTTCGAGCAGGTGCTCGATACGAAGATCTCGGCGCTGTCGGATGCCATCCATCACGGCGACGCACAGGCCGCTCAGGCGGTCGCCGGACTCAGGGCCCTGCACGAGCAGAACGCAGCCGCGGTGGACGAGATCCGCCGTCACAGCCACAAGCAGGGCGAGCGGATCGGGACCATTCACGGCGAGGTCAACGACCTGCGCCGCGACGTCGTCGACCTGGCACACAAGGCCAAGGCGCGCGACATCGTCATCGACCATGAGCGCGAGCAGCGGGTCGAGAATACCGAGTGGCGCAAGGACATCAGGCGCGACATGGGCCGCTTCGTCGCCGCCGTCAAGTGGCTCGGGCCGGTCTACACGGCCGGCCTCGTCGCCGCACTCATCAAGCTCTACGGAGGCTGAACGGCCACCGTGCCCCGCCCCCAGCCCGTGAGGGCATGGTGACGGGGACGGGGCTCACTCCCCTGACGGGAAGCGATCTAGTGAACGAGCCTGGAGACGCCGGCGCCGGCGTTTGGCGATCTCCTGCTTCGTTTCGTAGCGGGAGACGTGAGATTGGTCGCTGCAATCCTGGGGGGCTGCGGTGCGCCGCCTCCCGCACGCGTCACATATGGACGGCTTACCGTCCGGCGGGGGTTGTTGACGCCTCAGCTGTCGCAGTGGGGTGTCAGTTCTGGCCGAGACATCCGCCGCTTGATGCGCCATGGACCGCAGACGCTCGATGTGCACGCCCTTCCCCTCTTCCCACTTAGATCGCAGCATTTCGGAGACGTCGGCCGACACGAGTGGAACCTCAAGCGGGATCAGCGCAGCGAACTTCAAGTCGCGGGGGCTGATCCCATGCCTGAGATGCATGTGTGTCCCGAGATTACGGAACGTCCGGCCGGGGCACCACGGGCACGCCAGTTGGCTGATGTGTTCCCGCAAGACCGTCACGCTCACGTCATGTGGGTCGCGCGGATCTCGGGCTTCCCCCCCGATCCATGCCATCGCTTTACTTCCTTTCGTCAGGGGTCCGGGTCACCACAACCGGGACGCCACCAACAGTACACCCACCACTCGGAGGTGTCTACCCATGAAGAGGGAACCTGTAGCCATTGCCGCGCTCGTGCGCTCGGTGCTCCTGATGGCCGTCGCCTTCGGCGCGCATCTGACGCCCGAGCAAATCGCCGCCGTGATGGTCACCGTGGAGATGTTCGCGGCCATCGTCGTGCGCCAGCGTGTGACGCCTGAGCCGATCATCCTTCCGGGCGACTGATGGTCGCCGTCGACGTCACAGCGACGATGACGCAGGACGGTGACCTCACCGTCGCTGACGCTGTCACGCAGACCACGCTCGCTGCGATCGAGACGCTTCTCGGTGGCACGCTCGCCGTCGACACCGACGTCACCGCCCTCGCCACCGAGGCGAAGCTAGAAGCCGTCAGGCTGCTGCTCGCCGGGACCCTGGCTGTCGATACCGGGCTGACCATTCCGACGCCACAGACGGACGCCGTGACCCGCGCCGAACTGGATGCGGCACCGGTCAGCACGAAGCACGCCACCGCCGACGGCACATGGGGCTACCACGCCGGCACATCTGGCACGCCGACCATCACGGGCCGCGTCGTCGGTATCACCGCTACGGGTGGCACCTCGGCTGCCTCGTTCACGATCAACGGCGGCGACACGATCACAGTTCCCGCCGACATGAGCATCGAGGTGACGCCGAGGGGCAACCTGTCGGCGCCAACCATCGTCTTCACCGGCACCGCCAGTTACTTCGTCGAGGTCGTCAGCTAGTGCCCGCCCGGTTCAAGGGCGGCGGCGGGGGTGGTGCCCCATCCGGTCCGGCCGGGTTCACTGATGACTTCTCCATCGAGCTAGTCGTCGCCGACTCCACGTCCACCCCGACCGACGCTGCTACATACGAGATCGCACTGGCCGAGTCGGACACCAACGCCGGCCAGACGGAGACGGTCACGCTCGGGTTCCCGGCTGGCAACTTCGGCGACGACAACATCGCCCCATCCGACGCTCAAGCCTTCACCGCTCGCGTGTGGCTGACCGGCAACGCCGGCTCTGGTGTCACCAGCCCGGCCAACGCTGACGGCCAGAACAACGGGACGGTGGCGACGCTCGCCACCGCACTGGCTGGGTCCAGCACGGAGACGATGACCTCGCCCATCGGCCCCGCGATCCCTGCTGGCATGACCTTGACCTCAGTCATCTATCGGGGCTGGTTCACCTCGGCCAACACGCTCGTCACGTCCAAGGGTGAGTTGCGCGCTCGGTCGTCGTCGGCGCTGTTCGCCGAGGTCCTCATGTTCCGCAACCAGGATCTGAACACGACCGTTGACCACTCGTCAGGCGACTTCACCTTCGACCTGATCGCCGCAGGGATCGACACGTCAGCCAAGTTCGCCAGCTTGCAGATCATCCACGAGGCATCCGATGCCGCCGCAGGCGTCACCCCTCATTCGATGACCGTCGACGCCGGTTGCCTAGAGATCACGGGAGCGTTCACATGACCGACATTGCCGAGCACGACACCAACAGTGGACTGGTCGGGCACTGGGTCCTTGACGTCTACGAGGGCGACATCGTCCGAGACGCCGACGGCAACATCTTGAACGAGCAGGTCGACCGGCTCGAGGGTCACAACCTGATCACGACCGTCGGCAAGCAGATGATCATGGACCGCCTGTTCGGGCTGTCCGGGGTCGGCGCGATGTCTCGCTGTGGTGTCGGCACTTCGGCCACGGCCGCGGCTGTCGGTAACACGACGCTCACGTCGGGCGCGTTCAAGGTGTTCGACTCCACCCCGACCCGTTCGTCACTGACGGTCACCGCCGTGACCACGTTCGGCACGGGTGACGCCAACATCAACTGGCAGGAGCTGGGCCTGGACAACGGCACCACGCTACTCAATCGCATCGCTCCGATCGGGCCGTTCAACAAGACGAGCGCCGTGAGCATCATCGTCACCGTGACGGTCACGCAGTCCTGACCGTGGGCTCGCTGATCGCCAGCTACAGCTTCGAGCTCGACGTGCCGCCGCAGGTAATCGAGGGGCCACTGACAGGCACGGTCGACGCCGACGCGCTGACTGGCGCCGTCATCGCCGACACGCTCACCGGGACGCTCGGGCCGGGCACTCCCGACTACCTGCGCGACGAGTTCGGCGAGCCGGTCCTGGACGAACTGGGCGGCTTCATCTGGGTCGCTGCCGCTGCGATCACGCTCACCGGGACCATCACGGATGCCGCGCTCACGGGGACCATCACCACGGAACTGATCGAGGGGACTACTGCATGTCAACCCTGACGACGCTCTCCCAGGCCGACGTCGAAACCCGCATCCGCTCATGGGCGGTACGTGACGCAGCGGGTGACCTCGTGGTCGTGGACGCCATGAAGTTCTACGCCCGGCTGAACAGGTCGTCCACGCCGATCGTGTGGACCACTGACGGCGCCGGCGGGAGCATCGCCGGCGTTGTCGACAATGGCGACGGGACCGGCACATGGACGGTCACCGCGGGCAACCTCCCTCCTGCCGACTCCTACGACTGGTGGGCGCTGGCAACTGTCGGCGCCGAAGAGATCATCCCGACTGCCCTTGAGGGCACGTTCCGGATCACCGACCGATGACCGATCACTCCGACAGCAAGGGGACCTCATGGGCCTGTTGAACAACTACCCGGTCCGGACGACGATCACGTCCGGTGACCGGGGCCTCGGCTCCGACGACGGCACCACCGTCCTGTTCACCCCCGACGCTTACGGCGCCTACGTGGCCGGACGGCTCGGCGTGTACAACGTGTTGGACTACGGCGCGGTCGGGGACGGGGTCACCGATGACACCGCTGCTATCCATGCGGCCATCTCGGCCGCTGGGGCGGCTGGCGGCGGCGTCGTATGGCTGGTGGGGACGTTCCTCGTCACCGGTCTGACGGTGTCCAGCAACAACGTCCACATCCGCGGCGCCGGACGACACGCCACCACCATCAAGTCACACGCGTCCATCGGGTCGAACCCCGTCCTGACGATCGACGGCCAGTATTGCAGCGTGCGGAGCCTCACTCTGAACGGCAACAGCCTCGGGGCATCACTGCTCTACCTCAAGCGGTCCCGCTTCGTCGCTGACGATCTCTACTGCATGAACTCGGCGACCCATGGGATTCGAGTCGCCGGCACGGCAGGGAACACCGCCCACGCCGGGCAGTTCACCAACATCTACGTCATCGCCTGCGCCGGCAATGGTGTATTCCTCGACGCCTATGCGTACGACACCGAGTTCACAAACCTGTGGGTGGGGCAATGCGGCGTCGGAGTCCGCGCCCAGGACGGGGCACTGTTCTTCGAGAACCTCCACGTGTGGGGCTGCACTGGCAACGGGGTCGAGGTGAGGGCGAATGCCAGCAGGTTCTCAAACGTGTACCTGGAGAGCAATGGCGGCCGCGGCATTGACATCTTCAATTGCAGCAACATCTCGGTCATCGGTGGCGTTCTGTGGAAGAACGGCGGCGCCGGTGCAACGTGCAACACGGCCAACCGCAACCGGTTCGTGGGGCTTGGCGTCTACGACAACACTGGCGCCGGGATCAGCATCAACCCCGGCAACTACAACCAAATCACGGGCTGCAACTTCTTCGACGATCAGGGCACCAAGACGCAGACCTATGGAGTCAGTCTTGGCGCCGGGTCCACATCCAACATCGTCGCCAACGCCGTCGCACGTGCAGGGGACCACCTGACGGGGAGCATCCTCGATTCGGGTACGACGTCGGTCCTGACGGGGAACGTCACCGCCTAACACCCACCGCAAGGGAGGCCGACCATGCCCGAGTGGATGCGCCGGCCCCGCGGTGACGTCGTGGTCGCCACCATCTGCACCTACGAGCTAGCCGCGCTCCACCGCCGCAGCCCGCTCCCCACCTTCTCCCACCTCATCGAGACGAGGCGGCACGGGTGGCTGCTCGGCGTCGCCTTCCTCGGCGGCTTCGGCTGGCACTGGTGGGGGCCGACAGTCCAACAGTCCATCTACCGAAGGGGGTAGTGATGGCATTCGACCTCGCCACCATCGAGGCCAAGTCGCGACCACAGGGGCCACGGTGCACCGTCGGCATCCTGCTCGACGAACTCAACGACCACGACACCAAGATTCTCACGGTGGCGATGGAGCGACCGGCCATCGCCGGCACAGCGATCGCCGAGTACCTCACCGAGCAGGGGCACCCGATGAACGCCAGCCCGATCAACCGCCACCGCAAGGGCCGGTGCTCCTGTGGCACTTGAGGGAATGCTCGAGAAGCTCTCAGCCGTCGCATCCAACGTCCCCGCAGCCGGACCCCGCGAGGGGCAACCGTCGGTCGACTGGGACGGCAACGCCGGCAGCCTGACCACCGGGCCGCTCGACAAACAACCCGACTCATGGGATGCGCTGATCTCCGATTGGGGCCTCGACCCCGCCGAGGTCCAGGTCGTCGCCGGCAGCGTCCAGATCCGAGCATGGGACGCCAACGTCGGCAAGGGTGAGATCAAGCGACTCCGCTATTACAAGGCGCAGCTCGAACGCCGATGCCCGACCGTCGACACCGAGGACATCGAAGAACTCAAGCGGGCCCTGATGCGCCGCAAGCCGTTGGCACCTGCCAACACTGGTACCACTACCGGTGGCACGCGCATCGTCCTACTCTCCGACTGGCAGCTAGGAAAAGGGGACGGGGACGGCGTCGAGGGCACCGTCAAGCGCATCGCACTGGGGCTGGACATGGCAGCGCGGCAGGCGAAGAACTGCGACCGCATCGTCCTCGCCGGGCTCGGTGACCTCGTCGAGCAATGCACCGGCCACTACTCCGGCCAAGCCTTCACCGTCCAGCTAGACCGGCGAGAACAAATACGCTTCGCCCGTCGCCTGATCCTCCGGGCCGTCGACACGTTCTCTCGCATCGCCCCTGTCGACGTCGTGTGCGTCCCCGGCAACCACGGCGAGAACCGCGAGGGCGGGAAGGCCTTCACTCGCACGAGCGACAACGACGACTGCGCCGTCTTCGAGCAGGTCGCCGACATCGTCGCCGAGACCGACCGCTACCCGGACGTCCAGTTCGGCTTCCCTTGCGACGACTACCCCGACACCGTGACCATCCACGCCAACGGCGTTGGCGTAGCGTTCAACCACGGCACCGAGGCGGCAAAAGCCTCGGGAGGGTCCACCGAGAAGAAGCTCGAGAACTGGATCAAGGGCCAACTCGCCGACATCGACAACCCGCTCAACGGGTGCCAGGTGTTCTGCTTCGGCCACAAGCATTACTCGATCGTCAACGAGGGGATGGGCAACCGCCTGATCCTCCAGAGCCCGGCCAGTGATGGCGGCTCCGAGTGGTACAAGAAGCGGACGGGCGCGTGTGGCCCGCCAGGCATGATGGCCTTCACCGTCGGCGACTTCGCCCACCGAGTATGGGGCGATCTGGCGCTGACATGACCGATCTCGATGACTGGTTCGACCGGGCCGACGCTCTGCTCGCCGAGCTCGACGCAGACTCAGAGCAGAGAGCGCCGGCGGGCGAGGATGTTGGAGACGGTGGTGTGACTGACCCCGGCCCACTCGGCGATGTCCCGGAGTGACATGCCGGACTCGTGAGCCCGGACGATCGCCTCATCCCGTGAGGCAGCCGCCTCCTCCAGTGCCGTGGTGGCGTCCTGGATGGCGACTGCCTCGTCGGTGACCTCGCTCACTGCTCGCCCATCTCGATGCACCGACGTGCGGCGGCGTACAGCGTCTCGACCAGCAATTCGGCCAGCCAGTCGTCGTCGCTGGCGTCGACGTGTCCGCCGATCCACAGGTCGTACAACGTGCTGGCGTCTTCCTCGGCGAGGATGCCGTGGGCGTCGGCGACGGTCATGGCGGTGGCATCCAGCATCTCTCCGATGTCGAGCAGCCGACATTCTTCCTCGACCCAGACCTGGCGACGCTCGCAGTTGTCGTAGACCCATGTGCCAGGGACGACGACGTTGCCGTCGGCGTCGATGCTGATGATGCCGTCCTGGGCATCGTCGCTGTACTCGGCCTGCTCGGCGGTGGCGTAGCCGATCCGCTTGCCGGTCTCGGCGTCGATGAGGTCTCGGGTGGTGGTGTTGGTTTCCGTGGTGTTTGTCATGTCCACATTATTGACACACCCTTGAAGGGGTGTCAATAACATTGCCAAAGAAATCTGTCGGCTCCCCCCTAGTCGGCCGATTGAGACGCCCTCGGCCTTCGGGTCGAGGGCGTTTCGTCGTTTTCGGGGGCGGTCCGGTACCGAGGACTAGTAGCGATCAGCTAGCGGGCCACTCCGACAGCACCGACGCCGACACCCCGAGCACGTCGATGGCGTCCACGGCGCGCCGAGCCTCCACCCGCTAATTGGCAAGAACTTCTGCATTGGTACTTGACATAGACTTATGCATTGGCACAAGATGACCGCCGATGACCAACACCCAAGACCACCTAATCGGCGCACAAGCCGCGGCCGTCATCCTCAACGTCGACCGCTCGACCCTCACTCGAATGGTCCAGTCCGGTCGACTCGCCGAGGCGATGAAGCTCGAAGGCCGCACCGGCGCCCGACTGTTCCGCCGCTCCGACGTCGAGCTGCTTCGTGACGAGATGGCGAAGGCGTCATGAGCCTCATCGACACCACGACCGGCGAGATAGTCGCCAGCCTCGAAGCCTGCGAGCAGATCATCGAGCGGGGTCTGGAGACCTTCGTCGAGGCACGGCGCTGATGACGATCAGGGAGAACCGCTGGCACCACGATGCCGGGTACTCCAACTTCGACACCTACTGCCGCGATCGCTGGGGCATGAGCCGGACCTACTCGACGCGACTCATTGCAGCCGCCGAGACGATGGCCGACCTCGACGAAGTGGTGCCCATGGGCACAACAGCAAGAGACCTACGGAACAGGGGAAGAGGAATGAGCGAGGCGACGGAAATCTCATCACGGTCCGAGATGCTGTGGGGCTGGAAGCTGGTCGGAGTCGACCTGTCCACCTCCAATCACAACGGTGGCCGATACCGCTACCACCTCGGCGAGTGGTGTGAGCCCGATCCCGCCGGTCGGCAGTACACCACTGCCGACTCCTGCCCCCAATTCCCTGGCGACGGATTGTGCGTCGCCCGGACGCTCTCGGGCGCCCAGTCTGGTGGTGCTCGCCTCGGATCGTCCACCATGCTCGTCGTCGGATATCTGCCGGCCGATGTGCTTGCCGAGTCTGGCGACAAGGTGCGGGTGCGACGGCTGTGGGTCCACCCGGATCCGGTAGACCCGATCGCCATCATCGCTACACCTGGGGCGGACCTCGCCGGGGCGGACCTCGCCGGGGCGAACCTCGCCAGGGTGAACCTCGCCAGGGCGAACCTCGCCAGGGCGAACCTCGCCGGGGTGAACCTCGCCGGGGTGAAC